AGAAGTAAATAACCGAGAAGAGTTAATCCAAACTCTTAAAGATGCTATGGAAGGTCACGATTTTAAATACATAGCTATAGATACTATTGATAAAGTTGTAGAATGGGCTGAAAAGGCTGTTTGTGCAGAATATGAAGTAGCATCTATTGCTGATTTAACATTCGGTAAAGGTTATGCATTAGCGCGTGAAAAAGTAATGAATACTATCAATGCTTTTAGAGACTGTTGCGACCATTTAATTATTGTTGGACATAGAAAGGTTGCTAGGGCAGTCATTGATGGCAAAGCCCTAGTTGAACCTGAATCTTTAGATATAACTGGTAAGCTGAAGAATCTGATTATGTCAGATTGTGACGCTATCGGTTATGTCTTAAGAGAAGACGATAAATTAATGGTTTCATTTAAAGCAGATGAATCTATAGAAGCAGGTAGTAGATGCGAACATTTACGTGGCCAATGCATTGAATTTAATTGGTCTAACATATACAAAAAAGAAAGTGAAGGTAAATAAATGGCGATATTCCGACCAGAAGGCACTACCTCTAGTGGTAATAGTTTTTATGGAAATTGTGAAATAGCTTTAATAAACTTTGAAGATAAATCATCAGAGTTTGAATGGGCTGACATATACATAGACGTAGAAATAAAACAAAAAGGTAGTGACTATAGTAAGCAGTTAAGAATAACTGGAAATATAGACAAAGATAGCAATGGTAAAATAACTGGTGGTTCTGCACTTAAAAGAATATATAATTTCTTTGATATTATAGGTGAAAAAGCGGGATTAACAGTAGATGGTAAATGGGAAAACGAAGAGGGTGAAGAGATTTTTGATATTGCAAAGTATCTTAATCAAAAACACGCAATGAATGTAATCCCAGGTACAGAGCCAGAATATCCTTATTTAGCTTACATTTATAAAGAAAAACCAAAACAGCCAGGTGCAAAAGTTTATTCTAGAGTATTTTACAGAATACAAAATAATGATGCACAAGGTGTTAAGAAGCTAGACGATGACGTAAGTTGGTTTAGGTCTAAAGGTTTCTTAAAAGAAGCTACTGAAAATGATATTAAAACACCTGAAAAGAGTGTTGAGATGTCACAAAGTGGCATCGGTAATTTATAGTGTATGACTATGTAGAAATAGCAATAGGTGGCCCTCAATTTAGAGGGCAACTTATTGAGAAAAGTAAACTAATCAACTATATAAAACCAGAAACACCGCTATTTAGAAGTGTTTATTTATATACAAAAGAAGCAGCAGAATATGCAGAGAAAAATAATGGTTTGAAAAATTATTTTGGAGAAAGAAGCATAGATTGGATTTTGTTAGATATAGATAAAGCTGACAATAGTGATGAATACACTTTAAATAAAGCTAGAGGTATATTAGTTAGGCTAGAAGATATGGGAGTAGATGTAAAATGGTCTACACAATCATATTTTAGTGGCAGTGGTTATCATATAGCTGTACATAATAGTGTATTTAACTTTCCAAGTAGTGACAATCTACATTACTTGGTTAAAGGTACTCTTAAAAGTTTATTTGGTGATGAAATAGATAGTTCTATTTATATGAGAACAGGAATATATAGAGTTCAACACACGATAAACAAAAAAACTAACTTACATAAAATACCACTAACTTGGGACGATGTTATGCACAAAGACTGTAAAGAAATACAGGAAATGGCAAAAGAACCAAGATTAGATTTTGCATATAGCGAATTGGTAGGAAATGGTGAGTTAGAAGATAAAATAATCAATAGAGCGCCTAGAATGACCCAAATACGTAAAGTTGTAGAACCAAGGGATGTTATACCGTGTGTTCAAGAAATGTTGACAAATGGGCCTCAAGAAGGCTGTAGAAATCAAACGCTTATAAGAATAGCATCACATTTCTTTAGACATGGCATACCCTCAGAATATGCTAAAACCGCTATATTACACTGGAATAATAATAGTTTAAACGAAAATAGTGTAATAGAAAAGGTAGAGTATGTATACAACAGAGGTTACAGGTTTGGGTGCAAAGATGAAATCATGGAAAAACATTGTAAAACTAGATGCATTTACTTTAAAAGAAAAGATTATTTAGTAGATGTAATGAGTTCTGATGACTTACAGGAAAAGCTAGAAGAGCGTATGTCAGCTGATTTTAATGGACGTTCTATACCTATAGCTGATATGTTAGGTGTAGAAGAGTCAGATACAGAAATATATCCAGGCGAGTTAGTTACTATATTTGGACCTACAGGTTCAAGTAAAACTACACTTGCACAATGTATAGCTTTAGGTGTAGATTTTGCTAATGACGATATAAATCCTGATTGGCAAATACCTACTTTATACTTGTCTTTAGAGTTAAGTGCTTGGTATATGCATAGACGTAATATGCAAATAGTAAGCGGTTTAACAAAAGATTATGTAAATAATAACCCTAAAGAAGTTTATGGTGACATCAAAGACAAACTTAATCATATGGTAATACAAACAATACCTCCAACACTAGAACAAATACAAGCTAAAGTTAAAGAGTTAAGACCAGCATTAGTAGTGGTAGACTACATTGATTTAGTTGAGACACCTCCTCATATTAGAGGTGAATACGAACAAATCAAATATATATCGCACTCGCTTTCAAGTATGGCTGTAAATAACGATTTAATTATAATTCAAGTATCACAAGTATCTAGAGAATACTCTAGAAATGAAGTTCTTGATTTATATGCAGGTAAAGGTTCAGGTGCAATAGAAAACGCATCACGTAAAGTGATAGGCTTGAATGGTCAATCTAATAGCCCAAATAAAACGCTAGAAGTTCTTAAAAACACTGATGGTGAATTATTTAAAACTAAACTAGAATGGCAACCAAGCTTTAGATTAAGGAGACAGTATGATTAAACTACTAAAAACAAACAATGAAATAGGATTTAGTTTATTTAACTTAATCTTTATTAAATTAGGTAAAGAAAAAGGTGTATTAATAAATACTTTTAATATATATATAAAAGTGTATAAATTCATTTTTTCTATTTACCTAGGAAAGGAGAGGCGAAATGCCGAGAAGACCAGACAAAAAATCAAAAAGTCATCGAATACTTATGCATCTGCTTAAAGGTAAAACTTTAAATCAAGCACAAGCAGCAAGTTTATTTGGAGCTTGGAGATTATCAGCAGTTATACATAACTTGCGTAAAAAAGGCTTTGAGATAGATATGAAGCACAATACAAGAGGTAAGTATAAAGGCTTTGGTAGATACCAAATGCAAAAAACACCGACAGGTCAAAAAGTAGGAAAATAACAAACTAGTTATGAATACTAATTCCAAAAGGAAGTCGCGTAGTCCTAAAGAGTGGGAAGCGAAGTTTATGCGTAAGCTTCGTCCCGCTCATGGGACACATGCAAAAAGAATGTTCCATAGGCTTATGAAAAAGTCATCTACTCTTAAATCTTCATTAAAGAAAAGAAGTAAAGAGTATGAAGTAAAATTTAACATATCTTTAACAGAAATACGTGAAATGCTTTATTTAGCATACAATAGACCTTGCAGATACTGCAAAAAAAAGCTAGATGTAACAAATATGGTTTGTGACCATAAGCACCCTATATCATCTGGAGGAGGTTCATTTAAAAGCAACCTTCAAATGATATGTGCATCTTGTAATACTAAAAAAGGTCCACTTACTGACAAGGAATATAGAGCTTTTATAAAATGGATAAACAAACAGGATGAAAGAGTAAGAGATTATATTCTTAGAAAACTTGCAAAGTCTGATGTATTTAATTAGGAGAATAAGTGAGTATAGAAAAGAGAAGACAACAAGTAAGAGATAATAACGATAAAATTAGAAAGAAAATATTAAAAGCCACTGATAATGGTCGATGTTGGTGGCTTTATCAACAACTAATAGCAAACCCTAAAAAATATAGGACTAGTGAATGAGAAAACTAAACAGATTAGATAAGCTGCTTATAAATATTCTTTGGAAAATAGGTTACAAACCTAGTAAATTATCGATACTCTTTAAAGTATCAACAAGGACAATTTATAGGCAATTATGGAAATAATTAACTGTTTACAATGTGGTAATATCGTTTCAGCAGGAGACTGTGGTTATTCGTGCCCCCTATGCGGATACTTAGAAACATGAAGCGATATTACAAATAAGATTGGAGGTACCAATGAAAGGAGTAAGCAAAAAATGGATGGAAAGATACAGAAATGAACTTGCAGAAATACACAAGTCAAAAAGTAAAAAGACTAGACGCAGAAAGAAGGTGGTACAGCAGGGGAGAATCAAATAACTGGAAACCATCAGTAACAACTGTCATAGGCGAAACATGTGCAAAGGGTAAACACTTTGAAGAATGGCTTATGAAAAATGGATTAAACGCTATTACTGTTAGAGATGAATCAGCAAGAAGAGGGACTAAAGTACATGAATATATTGAAATGTTACTTGACGAAAATGAAGTAAAAGTAGAAGATGAGTTTACTCAGAAGTCTTTAATGAGCTTTGAAAAGTTTTACAACGAAGTAAAACCTGAAGTGGTTGAGAAAGAACTGTTTCTTTACCATAAAGATATTCCTTGGGCTGGAACACCTGATATAATAGCAAAAATAAATAATCGTTTATCTTTAGTAGATATAAAAACAGGAGATTATAGAAAAACACACGAAATACAACAGTTAATGTATAAAGAATTGTGGAATACTATATTTCCTGATAACCCTATACTAGATATGTATGGCTTATATACAAAAGGTAAATGGATAAAAGAACCGAGTTATGGTTTTAGAAAATTTAAGGACAGTGATATGCATCATAGTGTTTATAAGTTATGGTGTTTCTTAAACTTTCCATATGGTAAACCATGGCCTAAACAAAAGCCTCAATTAAAAAAGGAGTTTAAACTTGGACCCAAACCAGACGCACGAAGCATTGATGAATTGCTGTGATAAAGTCAGAGATTTAGCTATAGATAAAAGAAACAAAGAAAAAACTATAGCAAATCTAGAGAGGGAATTGAAGGCTGAAAAGCAAATGCGTAAGAAAGCTGAGAGTTACTATAAAGAGCTCGAAAGCTTTCTTAACGCTAAGGAGAGCAAAAAATGAACCTAATACAAATTATTTTATGGCTATTAGTATTATTAACATGGATATTTTTAACAACATTATCTGTTGTAAACATAGGAGAAGATGATGAGCAGGAAAAGTAATAAAGGTAAACCAACAAGAAAAGATATAACGCAAGCTTTGCAATTTATTGGACAAAAACTAAGATATTTAGAAGACTTAGCAGTAGCAAATGAAAATATATTAGATATATACATTAATTTTAAAGGCGATAAGGATAACTTTTTAAAATATTTAGAAGAAAACTATCCGCCTAAAGAAGAGGTTGCAAAAGACACAAAATAATACTTAAATTAAAGTATGGACTTTTGTGATAAATGTGGTGAAGAAATAGATACTCTTGAGCCTTGCTTAAGAATTAGCCATGGTTTTTTAAATACAGATAAATCATTTAGCAAAATGGTTAGTGTTCATATTCATATTGATTGTTGTTCAGATACGCATTTATTAAGCGAAATACTATCTAAATTCGATAAAAATTAATCTTCAATAGCAGTTCTATAAACAGGATGGTAAGCTTGTTGTTCTTTAAGTTTACGTCTTTCTCTTTGAATATCTCCATAAGGTATACCAGTAAACTTTTCAACAGTTCTGTAAGGATTATCTATAATATTACCTTTTGCAAAAGGAGCAATATCTCTTACTATTCTTCCAAAAGGAAACATAGTATAAATATGATAATCTAAAAATTTATCATAGTTATCATCAGTTAAAGTTTTTAATATACTCATCGGTGCTCTAGCAATAGGAGGAGTAATCATCTGTAAAGGCGCTATAGCTGTAGGGTATGTTCCCCAAAATGCTCTTTGACGTTCTTTTTCGTCACCAAATATCCATTCAGATGTTTCTTTAAAATGGTTTAATGGAGCAGGTATTGCTAAATCAAATAAAGACATAGTAAATACACTACCTAAAGCATATACTAATAAATCAATTTGCATAGTTCTTTTAAATTTTTGATATTCAGGAGTACCTTCACGATAACCTCTTATACGAGCTTCTCTTATAACATCATTTCTAAATCTTGCAGCGTTCCAGGACCATAATTGAAAACGTGTCATAATTTTACCTAAAGCTGTTCTTGCAAATCCAGGACGATAAGGAGCAGAATATAGGAACTGTGTAGCTTTAACACCTTTTTTAGCCATTTCAATTAAGAATGGATGGTCAAACTGTGTAATAGCACCACCAAATCTTTCCCACGCTTTTATATAATGAGTCATAAACGCATCCTTACGAAGTGTCATTTCTGGTTTAGACATAAATTTAGCAGCAGTTTTAAATATAGGTTCTGTAATTTTGTATTCTTTTGCTAATTCTTTAAATGATTTAGGTTCTATTTCACCATCTTTATTTAATTTTCTACCAACTTCTTTTAAGAATCTTTTAGTATTAACACTTTGTAATTCTTTTTGCATACCCCATTCATTTTGTAACATTTCAGGAAACACACCTTGTTTCTTTATAAAATCTAATACAGCTTGTTTGTTTGTCCAATCTGGATTAATTGTTCTTAAAAAGTTATAATCATAAACTTTACGTAAAGATTTAGCTCCAGCACTTTGAATTGTATGTAAAGAACCACCGAATAAGTTATTTATCATAGATTTAGGGTGAGCAAGTAACGTTGCTAACTCATATTTAGCTTCAAGATTAGACCATCTTGTTATGTCTGCAACGCTAAACTTCTCTATTCCAGGTAAGTCTTCTTTTACACCAAGCTTTTTAGCAATTTTATTAACTTTATCCTTAACTTTATTATCAGCCCACCAAGCATAAGGTGTGCCTTTAAGTTTCATACCTGGGTCATTAATCATATAATCAGGTATAATACTAGGATGTCCCATTGCATCTTGTACATAAAGTTTATAATGGTCAAGCCATCTATCTTTTAAGCTTCTACCTGTCTTAGGGTCAAACTGAATTTTATGCCAACCTTTTGCAAATGCTTGCTGGTCAAAGTCAACTAATATATCTCTAGACATTATTTGAGCTAACTGTTTATAATAAGTGTTAAACACATTTCTAGAATAAGCTTCAGGAACAGTAGCATCTATAGACCATCCAGGAATATGTGTAGTTCTTTGATGCATAGCACCAGTCATTTGATTTGCTTGAAACCAAGTAACTTTATCAGATTTTGCCTGAATTTTTAAAGGGTCAACAGCATTTTCATATGCTTCCCAATTTTCTAAGCCTGTAATCCAATCACCTGTTAAAGTTTTGTGACGCCATTGTATTTTATTAATCTCAGCTTCTTTATCAGATTTAGATATGTTTGATTTATTTATAGTTTCCAAAGCTTCTTTTAATGCTTTAGTAGCCATATTTTTATCAAAAAACATATGAGGCCAATAACCTTCAGCAATTTCTCCAGTATCTTTAGGTAAAAGTAATTCTTTTCTTAGTTTAGCTCGACTTTTAAATACTTGCATTCTTTTATTATGTAATTTAATCATCATAGAACGTGCTATCTGTCTTAAACCATCTATACCAAATTCTGTTGTTATATCTTCACCTCGTTCATAAGCTTTTCTAATGTCATTAACAAAACGTCTATAGTCATAAACAGGTTCTTCAGGTTTTGTTCTATCGTATTTATGAAAATCCTTTATGTCCCAATATAATTTTTCACCTTTTTTATTTCTAAGATGATAAGAGTCAAGAAGTTCTTTATTGCCTGAAATAATTCTATACATATCTTTAAAATGATTTTTATAAACATCTGTAATTTTTTCAACAATTTGTTCACCAGTATATTCTCGTCTTTTAACTACACCATTTATAGTTTCATTAATCCTATAAGTATTGTTTCTTAATTGATTATAATCAGTAGTTATAACTTCTCTATCATATTCTTTTAAATAATTTCTAGCCCAATTTTTTGATAAAACTTTATCTGAATGTAAATTTTTACTTACGTTTCCATCTCTTTCTATCTTACGAACAGCTATTCTTCTTAAAGATTCACCATCTTCTAAAGCATCTATAAACTCTAATTTTTCTCTTAGCATACCAACCATTTCCTCACCTTTGGCTTGTGCTTTATCTAAATTCATAGTAACATCATGCTGTAATCTTTCTGTAAAATTACTTGGGACCTGTATATCACCTTCTACAACTTTACCATCTTTTGTAACAAATAAACCTCTTTTTTGCAAAAGCTCAATATCATAATGCATAGTCTCTCTATTTAATGTTAAAGGAAATAACCAACTATTTCTTTTATTTATTAAAGGAGCTTTCATTCCAGATACATTTTCTTTTCTATCAAAAGATTTTAAATCTTTAGGAGCTTTTCTAAAGTCTCCAAATATTCTTTGAGCAACTGTTCCTCTTTGAACTTCTTTAAAATAATTATTTAAATCAACAAAGTTTTTGTATTGCATAGCATTAAAGTCTTTACCAATAACTGCTCTAGTTATTTCATTTAAGTTTTGCCCTACTTTACCATTATAAAATTTTAATCTTTCTACAAGCTCTGTAAGTTCTTGTCTAATTTTTTTAGGTATTTTAGCCATATCAGGTTTACCATGTAAACCTTCATAACCTGTTGTTGTATCTTTTAATATTGTACCTTCAGGTGTATCTTTTTCTGACATCTGACCTTTTTCAATATTTTTAATAAAAGTTTCATTTACAGGTGTTCTTTCATATGCTTTATTCATAACTGTAGCATAATCACCTATAAAATCTATAACACTTTGTTGGTCTACACTTCTAGAAGACATCCCTAACTTACTTATTGAGGTGCTTGTAGTTTTATTTCTAAATGTCCCTAACATTAACATATCAAATAATTTTTGAGCTCTAGGATTAGGTAATGTAGCTTTTATTTGTGCTATTCTAGCATCTACCTCAGCTTGGTCTAATGTTCTACTTCTTTCTTTTCCTTCAGCCTTTAATTCGCCAAAACTTTTTCTAACTGATGGAGGTATAATATCATCAGTAGCAACTTCTTCAGGCTTTTCTAAGTCCTTTCTTTGCAAATAACTGTCACGCCTTAATGCGCTAACATCTTTTAAAATTTTACCAAATAAAACTTCACCTATTTCTGCTCTATCATAGTATCTATATAATTGTCTAAAGGAAACCATATCACTAACATCTTGGGTAAGAATATCTTCTGAAAATTTTAACAACTCTTTTAATTGGTCTCTTCTATATTGTTCACTTTTTCTTACTAATGCTCTATTTTTCTTTGATATTTTATAGTTCCAAGCATTACCTCTAGCATAAGGACTTCCAGGATATTTCATTATTGCATCAAATGTTTTTAAACTTTCTGCAGCTTTATCTAATTGATTTTTATTCCATAAACCACTTCTTATTATAGCGTCTACTAAAGGATTTTTTTCAACTTTTAAATTTTTTAGTAATTTAGAAAACTCAGGTAATTGGTCTACAATATAGTTATGCTCTTTATACATCCTAAATAAATTAGTTTTATTTATATTTAGAAATGGACTGTCATATAAGTCTACTTGATTTGCAATTTTGCCCATTTTAGTTAACATAGTGTTTTGAGCAGACTCTAAACCTAAACCATCTTCGTAATTTAAATATCTAGTTTTATCTTTTATGCTTTGAGCATCCCAAGACCTGTTGTTTGAAAAATCCCTACTATAAAGCGCAGAGTTAATATCAAACATTTGACCTATGATACCATTTTTATTTGTTAAAATCTTATAGTTTTCATTATTTAATTTAACTTCTCTTCCATCAATTTTTACTTTAAAATAAGCATTACCTAATTTAGACACATAATCAGCATAACCTTTTAATCCAGCAACATCTAACGGGTCAGATGTGAATGCAACCATAGAAGACGCTAATTGTCTTGCGTTTTTTAATTCAGATTTATTATCTCTTGCTTCTATAGATATTTTTTGTGTATAAGGTTTTTTGCCATAATTAGCTTTTACAGTTATAGTAAATTTATTTTCCTTCTTAGGTAATTTTAACATAGAATTATGAGCAGATTTTAATACTTGAGTCATAGTTACTGTTCCACCTAGTAAATCACGACCTTCTACAGCTCTTTGGGATATACCTTCTCTCCAATTACTATCATATTGCCATACTTTACTATCTCTAGCAACAGGGTCTATACCTGTTTTAACATAATCATCTTGTGTAGTTAAATACTCTTCATAAGTAATTTTTTCTCCTGGAACAATACCTTCTTTTCTATCAGGTGTACGTCCTGTTTTTGGGTCTAAATACTCGTCTTTATTTTTATGGAAAGTTTCTGTCCATTCAGACTTAAAACCATCTCCTTTACCACCTTTTCTTCCACCAAAAAAGATATGTGCCTCATCACCATCAAGGTCAGCACCACCCTCTGCTCTCATAGCTCTTGAGTGCATTAATATACCATGTCCTTTTCTACCAGTAAATCCAGCAAACTCTAAAGCTTGTGCTCCACTTGTAGAATCCATAGGAACTCTTACTGTTAAAGCTCTTAAAACTTGCTTAGCATCCATTTTATATTCTTTATCTAAAGGTTTTTTCATTTTACCAGAACCTCTATAAGAATGCCAAAGCTCTTCTAATGTAGTTTTTTCGAACCCAGGTATATGAGTTCTTAAAGGCATTTTTCTAAATGATTCGTCTAAGAAAAATATATCGTCTCTATTTTCTAAATCTTTAAATTTAGCATCTCTTTGAAACCATTTGTCAAACCCTCTCATTCTAGCTACACCACTATTTCCTATTTTAGGTTTACTTAAAGATTGAAATACATAGTTTCTTATAACTTGGAATCTATAAGGTCTAATATACTTATGTAATAGAACTGTATTTATATTACCAGGTCTTCCTGCTATCTTTTCTGATTGCGACCATTTTTGTGCTGCATCAATAATTCTATCTGTAGCGCTATTAAATTCATTTATATTTTCTAATATTTTTTGACCTTCTTGAGCTGTTATATCACCTTCTGCAATTCTTTCAGATACATTTTCTCTATTTATTTTCATTAAACGCATATAAGCTACGTCTGTAAAATCAGTATGCTTTCCATTTATAGCTTGCAATAGATTGTCGATACCTAACTTATCTACATTTTTTTCTAATAATCTTAATAATTGAGTAGACTTAGGGTTATCCATATATTCTTGAAACGTTTTATTTACAGTAGCATCACCTTCGTATTTTTTGTAAATAGTCTCATTAAAAAAGTCTTCTATTAATCTCCTAGGAAAAGAATGGTGTGTATTTTGAGCCATTGCCATTAATAACTGTTTAGGAATACCATGTTTATGTACACTACCATCAGGATTGTAGCCAGCCATTGTATTAGATTGTTTTACATTGTAACTGTATTTTATATGTTCTAAAGGTAATTCATAAACAAGGCTAGGGTCTTCTATGTTTAGTTTGTCTTTTGTTAAAGTATAATCAGTAACTTTTCTTTCGCCTCTTTGTTTTACAGCAGAGTCTTGCATAATCATATGTAATCCAGCTTCTCTCATCTGTTTAGAAGCAACTTCTCCAGCACTATGCATCATATATTTACCAAGTAAAGCGCCATTTGTAGCATCAGGACTAACAATAAATGATTTACTTTGCCCTTCTCCTGGCATGCCACTATCTTTTATTAAAGATTTTAAATAACCATCCTCTACTATAATCATACCATCAACATGTTCACCATGTTCTGTATTTTTACTATTTTTATCTAAAAGCTTTATTCTTTTTAGCTTATTATTTACTAATGAAAATAATTTAGGGTCTAAATCTCTTGCTATTATATATCTAGCTACACCGTTTTTAGATGCGTCTTTAAATTCTGTTGAATATTTTGATGAATCTTTTATTGTTTTTAAATATTTAGAGTAAGAATCTCCTACAAATTTTTTATCTGCCCTCCAGGTAGGTGTAAACCATATTTGGTTTCTTTTATTCCAAGCTGTAGCATTTTTAATGTAACCATCATTTTCAAATAACTTTTTTAAATCCCTATAGTATTCTTTAGCAGTTTTTGGTTTAAAACCATTTAAAGATAAATCCCACATAATATTGCTTAGATATTGGTCTTTAGCCTCTGTTTCTGAAAAGTTTTTATTTCTTCTTATAGCCATATTATAAAAGTCTCTATTTAAGTAACCTTTTTTACCAGAAGGTTTACTTAAAAAGTTATCTAAATACTGACCTATGTACGCTTTTGATGCTCCTTTAGCCATGTCAGGGTGTTTTTTGATATATATAATAGTATCATTATCTCCTTTACCTCCAAAAGGATAATAACCTTCTTTTAGCATATTGTTATGCATTTCTTTTATAAATTTCTGATAAGCTTTAACGCCTCCCTCATCTGATTTATTTTTTGCTATAAGATATTTTCTATACTGATTTATTCCCATATCAACGAATCTACCCTTTTCAGCCACAGTAACATTGTCAAATATAAAATGAGAATCTTCTTTAGTTCCAGGAACTAACTCTTCTAAAACTCTTTGTATTTCTTTTTTAGACTCTATGTTCTGTATTCTATTTCCAGCTAAGGTAAAGTTATCTTCTCCTCTTACTTTATTACTTACTACTTTACCATCTTTATCAGCAGAAACATTTCTATATTTTACTGGTTCGCCAAAGTTTTTACGAGTTAACCATTGTCTGAAGTTGTTTACAGTTTCAGCATCTATTTTACTTCTAATATCTATATTTTCTTTTATCTTAAACTCATTTACTATATCTTCTACAAGCTCTTTAGTATTAACTCTTTGACCTTTTCTCATATACTTTTCACCCTTAATAATAGTGTCAAGCATATCAGTTAATCGTATAACCTCATTTCTTTTTGTGTTAGGACTAGTTTTAGGTTTGTCCCACACTTCTGATAATTTGTCTTGAACAAATATTTCAGATTTTCTATATAAGTCCATACTAGAAGTCATACCAATATCATTTCCATCATTAGTTCTTGGTTCTACTTCTATTTCACCACTTTCTTTATCAATAAATTGACCAGGTTCAAGCTCTAGTAAGCCTCTTTCACTTTCGTTTAAATCAGCAAGGTCACCTTCTAACTTCTTTATATTTTCTTCAGCTAATAATCTTTCAGCGCCTTCTTTTTTATCAAGCTCTAGCTTCTCTTTGTTTAGTTTGTCTACAAGGATTTTTTTGTCTTCAAATATTTTGTTTAAGTCTTTTTTAGTCTCAGTTGCTAAACCTACATTTTGCTCTTTAAAAACGCCTGATTGAACTCTTTTGACAAACTCAGCCCAACCTTTATCTGTTAATGTAGTTTTACTTGGCTCTATACCTAATCCTTTGGCAACAAATTCTTGAAATGCTGTTCTAGCTTCAAATCCACCAGCTTTTACAACGTCAGGGTCATAATGAATACTAGGCTTACCATTGTCATATTTATCATTTGTCATCATTTCTATGACTTCTTTTTTAACTTCTGGGTCTAAATTTTTCCATTCTTTTACAAGACTAGGGTCATTAGTAGCTCTTAATTTAGGGTCACCTTTTTTACCACCTGAGCCAGTAGCTTGTTTTTCTTTAGCGACCATAAACTTTTGAGCTCCTTGCTGCTTCCAGCCTGTAGCTCCACCACCAAAATAAGCACCAAGTAAATACTCATAAACTTGTTCAGGAGTAGTCGCTCCTCTTTGCGTAGCAGGTAATCCTTGGAATATAGAACCAGATATAGCTCTTAAAGCATAACTACCAGCACCTTTTCCAGGTATCATATTTCCTAGAGCACCAAAAGCTGCTCCAAACTTTGCTCCACCTACACCAGCTTCTATCATACCATCAACGCCTTGTTTCCAGTTACTTACTGCACTAGCAACACCAAGCTTCATACCTTCATCTATTACACTTTTTGTAGCCCCACTAGTTAAAAACTTTGCTACAACTCCAGTAGCGTCACTTCTTCTTCCTATTGCTTGCCTTATAATAGGGCTTACAGCTTTTCTTGCTTTTTTGGTAGCATATTCTCCAATACCTAAAGGTACAGATTTTATACCACCTAAAACATTAGCTGCTCTATTTGCTCCTAATAACTTTAATGGTTTAGCTGCCATGCCTGGAGCGAATCCAAGTAAATGGCCTACGTTACGAGCTATTGCTTCATATTCATTGTCAGGTGGGTCTACTACACTAAATGTAGTAAAACCTTCTAATGCACCGCCCAAAAATTGCTTTAATGCATCAGATATACTAAAATCACCTGCATAAAATCCAACATTATGATAAATAGCATGCTTTTTTATTTGTTCGATTTGCTCTTTATTAAAAGCTCTAGGGTTATTTTTATAACCTCTTATTATTGATTGTAATTGTGTTTTAGAATACCTAGGATTAAACTGTTCAGATACAGTTGCTTTATCTCCTTGAGGTTCTTCTTGAGGATAGTAGTCGTATAAACCGTAAGGGTTTACAGCCATAGATTACTCCTGATTAGTGATGCTTGTGCCTATGTCTTTTGCCATATTTAAATAAACTGCAGCATTTAAAATTTGACCTACAGGGACACCCTTAATTTTAAGATTTTTAATTTTATTTAAAGTTTTTGAAGCTTTAGATTTTAAAGTCGGTTTAGCTTTAGGTTTAGATAAATCTTTAGCCATTTCTTTTAATTGGTCTGAAGTTATATTCTTTTTAATTATATCTTTATTTTGCGTTTTTATCCACTTATTAAAATTTAAAGTCTTTTTTCCTTCTCTTCTTGTTTTATATACCGCATAAAGTTTTCTATAATGTTCATTTAATTTTGCAGTTGGAACTTTAACACCATTTATAGTAGTTGTTTTAGGTCCACTAACTTTTGGTTTAGGTGTACCTTTACCTGTTAAATCTTTAGCTTTATTTATAAGCGCTTTACCACCTTTATAAGCACCAACAACACCACCACCTGCAAGTAATGCCGATGTAAGCTTAGGATAATCACCTATAAGTTCGTTTATATCTTTTCCAAACTCTTCCCAAGACTGTGTTACAGTTGGTTTAGTTTGAAGATAAGGAGCTAATATTGATTGTGTTTCTGGACTACCACTAAGAAAAAGATTTTGCAATCTTTTAAGGCCTTCTGGGTCGTCTGCTAAAGAGGCTTTAACATCTCTATCTTTAAAACCTAAAGCTTTTGCTGTGTTAATTATTTTTTCTATTTTTTGATTATCAAAGTCTTTAGTCATAGCATAGTTTTCACTAAACTGCGTATAGCTAGGATGAATACCTTTTGCTTCAGCTGCTGCAACATATTCATTCCAAAGTGAATCTTTATTTTGCAAACTTCCAGAAGGCAGTATAATTCTTTTGTTTTTAATATCAACATTTCCAGAATCAGCCTTTACATTATTACCAACAGTCGACCAAAACGCTTCTTCTAGTCTTTGTTTTCTTAAATCTCTATAGCTTTGTAAATCTGCTTTTGCGTCTTCAAACATTATTATTCTCCATAAAGTGGGCCAGCTCCTACAGGAAATATTTGTATACCATTGCCATCACCTAAATCTACTTCATAAGTTTCACCATCATTGCTAAACATTTGTGCATTAGGGTACATTTGTTTAAAAGATTGCATATTATTTTGCGAAGGCTGTTGAGGTAACATACTAGGTGGTAACATACTATCGTCACTAAATCCTTCTCCAGTCATTTCTGGAAAACCTGTATTTATTGTATCATCATAAGCCCAATTGTTTTTGTCGTACCAATTTTTTCTTTGCCCACCTGTTAATCCTGCTGGACTAGACTGGTCTAAATAAGCTTGATTAGTTTGTATTTGTGATGGACCTGCACCTAAAGGCGCAGCATCATCAATAGGAGCTGCAGGTTGATTATACATATCTGCACCTGTTGTCATACCACCACCACCTTCAAGTGTGTTTCCTTGATTAACAATTTCTCCATCTTTATATATATTTGGCTTTCTGTGAGGTAATGGCTTAGGCATCATTCCTGCTACACCTCCTGCTAAATCTTTATACATTTGTCCACCTTTTGGGAATAACATACCTAATAAACCTTTTTTAGGTTCTCGTTCAGCAGTTTCTTGAGTCTGGTAATACTCTTCTTCTGTCATACTCTCATTTGGAAGAGCAGTAGAATCCATACCTGATTGGTAACCCATTTTTGCAGAATCTCCAACATCTTTTACTCTTCCAAAACGCCTACCTTCAACACCACCTTGAAAAATTCCTTTATCATCTGTCATTGATTTGTTAATATTTCCTGGTATATTTTTGACAAAATCCATTAACCCTTTTCTTCTTGCTTTTCTTTTCTCTTTTCTAGCCGCTCTTCTTTGTTGTCTGTCAAATTTTCTAGCCGCCCTTTCTTCACTATCGCCTGATAAAAAATTCTTTATATTTCCAATATTTTCACCAGTAAAGCTTCCAAGTTTAAAAGCCGCATCATTAAACATATTTTGTCTTTGTAAGTTTCTTGCTAGTAGTGGGTCAAAATTAATTGCCATTTTTAAATCCTATCCTTTATTTGTTCATAAAATAATCTAGTAAACCAGCACCCATAGTGCCCATTGCATCACCAGCAGTTATAGGTAAATTAGCTAAATCTCTTTGAGTTTTATATTCACCCATTTGTTGGTAGTTTCCAGCAACTCCTGATAATGCGTTAAAACCTTGCTGCATATTATTAGAAAACATATTTTGCACTTTAGTTTCTAAGTCTGACCTAAGTCTATTTTGGTTAGCTACACTTTGTGCGTCTTTTATACCACTGTAACCAGTAAAACCACCTTGTGCTTGATTTCTATTATTTAACATATTAGTGAAAGCCATATTATCATAGCCCATATTTTTAATTCTTTGAGCCTGGTCTAAATTATAAGAAGAGTCTGGGTCAACCATTGCATTAGCAATACCTTCTTGTTTTTTTGTAATATTCATATAAGGTGCCATATTAGACTCTAAATTTCCAGTATTTTTACCAGATTTTTGTGATATATATTGATTAAGTAAAGGGCCTCCCACAGAAATTAAGCCTGCTGCAAGCTGCCCCATCCAATATTCTTTTTTACCAGTTTTAGGATTTGTCGTTCCCGAACCAACTGCTTTAGTTGCCAACTCTCCTAAAGGTCCAAATTTATCTATCCAATGAGCTTCTATATTATTAACGTGAGATGGCTCTCCATCTACGTTTCTTATTTTAGTATCTCCAAACCTACCACCGTACATATATAACCCTTTTTATAATAGTTTTCATCAATTTAATATACCACCTTTGCATAAATTATGCAAGGCTTTTTATTGTATTTATAACCCTGCGCTACTATCTAATATAAACTCTACTGTAAATACTACATCATTTGCGTCATTTGTAGGGTCAAATGATATATTAATTATATCACCTGCACTAAAAGTATTATTAACTAAAAATTCAAATTTGTATGACGTATCATCAGCAGCCATATCTACTACAGCTGTTCTGCTTGGTATTGCAGCTGGATGCTCTGTTCCTGTTGATGATTTATGAAAACCTACAACAGTAGAGCCACAAGCTTCTTCACTTCTAATGATAACTTGTTTTAAATACCCATCATAAGGTGCAACATAAGATAAATATTCATTTGATGCAAGTTGTGAATTTCTTTCTATAATATAACCTACAAGAGGAATATAAACTTTTGTTCCTGCTGTATAATTATAATTAAATCCAGCATTTATAATATGTCTAAATTCATGCCCCATATAACCTGAATCTTTTAATCCATCAGGTGTTACTGCTCTTGTAGCATCTGTTCCTGTAGTAGTTTCAGCAGTTGTTGCTAATTCTACTACACCTTTAGCACTTGCACTTGCATTTACTGCTTGTACAGTAAATTCTCTTGCTGCATCTTCAGATAGTTCAATACCGTTTCCTGAAGACATTTGTAATGTTTGTCCATGCGCTACATCAACAGTAGAGCCACTATCTATTTGATAATTCCATATTGTAAGTTGATTAGTGTTTGTATCTGTATCTGTAGGAACAACCCAAGTTCCATCTTTTCTAAGAAATTGATTACTATGAGTTCCGCTTCCTGCTGCAACTAATCCAGCTGCATAAGAATTACCAGATGCCATTACATCATAAGTTGTATTAGTATCAGTAGATGCAAAATCTAATTTACCTGATGAATCATCGTAAGTTACATTTATATTAGTTTCTGTATTACCACTAACCATAGCACCAACTATATCCTGTACTTGTTCGTCTGTTAAAGTAGTATCAGTAGATATACCACCTATATCTGATAAAACTTCAGCTCCTGTTCTATGTTTAACTTTACCAGAACCATCTACAACTAAAAATTTATCTACATCACTACCTGCATTTGGTACTGTATTCATCTGTAAAGCTGATTGAACTATAGTCGTTCCTGTAGATTCTAGCTTTAAATTACCAAATCCTTTTATAGTGGGAGTAGCTACAGAGCCTGAAGATATTTTAGTAGGGTCTAAATTTAAAGATAAACGAGGATTTCCTTCGTAACTATAATCAAACTGACCACTAGTCATGTTCACTGTAGGTGGGTCATTTACTTGATTTGTTGCGTCTATTGGGCCAAATGAGGCATTATTATCTTTATGCCAACCATCTTCCCCCCTAATGTAAAAATCGTACTTATTTTCGCCTGTTTTGTTAATTTTAATATCACCAGCTTGACCTTTATAACCTTCAGCTTCACCACTTTTAGAAACAGTATTAGTTTTATTAGTTATTTCATTAGAAAAATTAGATACTTTATATTGAATATCTTCACCATAAGCATCCCAAAAATTTTCTGCAGCACCTAAACCACTAGTTCTTTTTAACCCCTTTTTTATTTTCCTAAAACTAATCTTACTCATTATTTAATTCTCTTTCTTCTGTAAGTTACAGCAAAAGAATCTATAAATGATTTCTGATTTTTAAATACAATTTTAACACTCTTACCTTTAGTTCCTGCTGGAAATTTTAATACTGGCATTGCGGTTCTTATTGGGTTAACTTTTTGCATTGTCATTGTCCCGTCAGTTATCATACCATGCCAATCTATCGCCTTTGTTCCTAATTGTCCTCTGAATACAGAAACTCTAACACCATTTGTTCCGTGAGTTGAACTATAAGTTGAGATGTCATTTTCTCCTTCATTAGTTTGCAGCCAATCAAAATAAAAGTTTCTAACTCTCACAAATTCTCCGTACTCTTTTCCATTTTCATCTGTTCCAGAGAAATATAGATATTGCCCTTTATGTATATGAACTAATTCTTCTAATTCACCTTGTTTAGTTGGTTTTTTATATTGACTATAAGGTGGCTCTGCAAACTCTGGTAAACTACTAATTACAAAAGAAAATGCATTTAATAAATCTGCTCCAGCTGGATTTTTAAGTCCGTTACTTGCTGTTTCAAAAGCAGGTAACATTGTGTTTATTGTGTATATACTATTTGTTTTATCATTAGCTAAATAAGGGCCAATATGAGGTTTTCTATTTTGTACACGCATAGTTTGCAAAACTCCGTCAACATAAACTTTTAAATCATCTGATTCTGACGCAGGTGCTGTATTTAGTTCATGAGTATCGTCTAAAACTTCATAATTATTTACAACATCATACGATAAATCATTTCCCCAATCACCAAAATTATTTCCTGTTTCTGCAATAGCATTAACTCCATCATTATTAAAAGTGTTTAAACAAACCTCTCCAGTAACATATAACCTTTTAAATGATTTCTCAAAATCAGGTAAACCCATATTAAACTCTTTACTTTCCCAAGCAAAACTTTTTCTATTCCTTTTATCTACTCTATAATTATATATTTGATAACCGTCATTTAATATAACTTCACCTTTGCCAGTTAATGCTAAAGATTTAACATTAGGGCAAGAATAATAATCCCATCTTTTTTGTTGTATATTAAAAGAATATAACCTAGATTGGTTAGCTTTATAGCTTGCATTAAAATTTTGCTCAGAAGCATCATTATATCCTTGTAAAATAACATATAAACATTGTTTTATAGAATCAAATACTACTCTCGGTGTATAACCTAACTCTTCTGATTTTTTTAAAGCATCTAAATATCCTATTTGCCATTCTGGTCTAGAATGATTGTATAATATAGGGTCACCTATTGGAGTAGCTTCTTTTCCATTGTGTATATATATATTGTTTCTATCAGCAAAAAATAAACCTATATCAGTTACTACAAAAGATTGATTATTAAGTATACCAATTCCTTCTGACATTTCTTCTATAACCATTTCTATAGGATTAATTATATACGTATTATTCTCATCAAATAAAAACACTCTGTTTGCAAAAGAAACAAGAGCAACTGGTTGTGTAGGTATATCCATAAAATCATTTGACCAGTCAAATATAGAAAACTTACCTTGTTTTGACCTAAGAAGAATATGATTACCTTCTGGTATTTCAGGATGATTTATTTTTGCTACAAATAAAAAGTCATTTAATTGACAAGATAGCGAATATTTAGGAGTTAAATCATCTAAAGTTTCAGAAATACCGTTTAACCCTTCATAACTAACAGTAACTCTTTCATCTTTAAATTTATATCTAAAACCTCCAGTAAATGGTACAAACTTATTATGTTTTTTGTCTAAACTAACAGATTCTACTAATCTATATAATTCATTAGGGTTAATTTTTCTATATATATTAATATCAGTAACTCTTGGATTTAATCCTAAAAATGCTGCTGAAGGAACTTCTAAATTAAGTTTAATATACTTAGAGTCTTGAGTTATATCTTCAAAAAATGTAGCATCACTTAACGGGCCTTCTTGGAATCCGTCATAAGTGTAAGATATTTTATAAGATATTCTATCACCCTCTTTAAACGTAATTCCTATTTTTTCACCATCAGAATTTGTATCTGCTGGCTCCTCAGATTCTTTATACAGTAATTGTTTTTTATATTTTTTAGAATGAGAACCTACTCCTGTATTTATATTTTCTGCATCATTGTATCCAGTTGTACTACCACTTGTAGGATAAATTCCATCATCGCTTGAAACAGACATAGCAACACCAGCTGTACTTCCATATCCTTCATTTAATCTTTTTGACGCTGATACAGTTTGTCCAGCTTTTAAAACTGCTCTGTCAAAACCTGCTTCAACATCAAAACTTCCAGTATAACCAGATTTATTGTTAGGAGACTGGTCATCTGTTGACCAAAAATTCCAAAGCCTGTCATAAAGATAAAAAGGATAATAAGTTGTACTATTGTCAATAGCGCCATTTGTAGTACTTGTTTGTTCACTAAATTGAGGTCTACACCAAACGCTTACTGCTTGCTCATCTAATTCTCCAGTAGTTCCAACAACTATAGGTGAATAAGTATCTAGCATTACATCTTCATTACCAGCGTTAATAAATGTTCTTTGAAAGTAGTGAGTGTTATCATATTGAACTGGAGAGTCTGAAAGTCCAGGGTTTAAGTTTTTAAAGCAAACATAATTATTTGTATAACTTGCTATTTGTAAAAAATAATTTTCCTCATCTTTTTTATACTGTTTTATCAAAGGTATTATATCTGACACAGCAGCTTTACTTTGAGAACCCCACCAACTAACAGTATTTCCATTTGATGAATTTCTAACACCAAACCCTTCTTTTTCGTTATAATTTATAGCTTTAGGGTCAATAACAGTAAGAATAGTTGATTCTATATCACTATCGCTTATAGGAGAACTTTCGGCTCTTAAATTTAAAATGTAACCATGTTTTCTTTTTGAGCTTCCATCATGTTTTATTTTTTGCCAAGATATAAAATCTACACCTACTATATCTTTTATTATATAACCAGCAGGTAATACAATTTTTCTCATAGCGCATCTAGGAGAAATTAAATGTTCATATTCATTTGCACTTCGATACTCACTGTAGCTATAATCTGTATTTTTATAAACAGAATCAGATATAGCTGTAGTATTCCAACACATTACAGTTTTTCTATTATTCCATATATTTCCGCTAGGATTAGTTGCGCCATCTGTACCATCATCATTTATATCTAAACTACCACTAGCAGGATAATAACCAGCATCAGTAGAGCCATAACCCCCATTTGCAGCGTTTACTGCAGGGTCGTTTTTATGGGGCCAACGATATGTTAAATATCCTGTACCAAAAGCAGTCTTTGTCATATCGGTTATATTAGCATCACTGTAAGTAGTTCCATTACTACCTACATCTACCCTTCTAGCTAATTCTCCAGTAAAGCCTTCTGTCTCTTCAGGAACACCTTCTCCACCATTTTTTCTTGTAAAATTCTCATACATTTCAAAACCTTGGCCAAAAACTCTGTCATTTTCTACATCACTATTTTCAGTATAATAACCTCTTCTTGTTATTTCACAATTAGAAGCCCAAGTAGTAGTTACATTGTTATAATGACCAAAACCATCACCTCCATAGTAAGCTCCACCATAACCATCGTTACCTAGATTTACATAACCTGCTCTCATATCACTAATACTTGCGTTATCTTTATTTAATTCTTTTACACCATTATGGTCATGTTTATATCTGTATTGATTAAACCTACTAAAACCTATTGTTGCAGGCACACTTTTATCAGTTCTCCAACCTGCTTCTGTATCATTAAATATTGTTTCCGTTACTGAACCATTATAAGCTACTGTAACATTGCTGTCATCATCATTAGGCGCTCCTTGTTGTTCTCCGTGATTAAATTGAGCTTCTTTATTAGTAGTATGCCCACTTAATGAAGCAAAGGCTACTGGAGAATCATGTTGTGTAAACATTACAAAATCTTCTTCATATGTTTCAGTATTACTATCTTTCCAAGCATACCAACTTACATCGTCACCACCGCTTTTAAATGCTCTTAATTCACCGCCTTTTGTAACAAACTTTCCACTTAAAGTACCAAATAAATTAACAATATGCGCTACAGGAGAGCCTAATTCTGTAGCTGTTCTTTTTATTGTTGTTCCTGTATTGTACCATTCTTTAAAATGAGGTTTCATATTATGTCTTGAATTAGACCATTGTCTATAACCATTTGAACCAGGTTCTGCTACCCATCCTGAATTGTACCCTAAATTTAAAGCATACGATTGTGAGTTATATCTAGAGCCATAAAATACTGCCCAATGCACCCATTCTCCAGAAGGATTACGAAAACATACTATGTTTTGACTATCAGCATAATGATTATAATGCCATCTTTCAGCTTTTCCTCCTATAGAACAAAAGTTTTCTTGACCTTCACTATTTTGAGAACCATAACCAGCAACTTCATCCACCCTGCCATCACTATCGTATCTCTTGTCTCTAGCAAAATGAAATTTATCTATAGGATAGTACATTTTATACATATCATCAGTGTCTGCATTTTTAGTTCTACCAGCTTTAATATAAGCGCATTCTTGATAAGAAGGAGTCTTATCATACATATATACTTCATAATTAGAATTTACACCAATTCCAGGTTGGGTGTCATTACCAGTCGAGCTACCACCATTAGGTGTATCATACATACCTTGAGGTCTAAAGTTAAATAAAAATAAATCCCATCTCATATGAGAACTATCGTTTAATTTATTATAAGAAACCCAAACTCTCCATTTACCATCACCAGGAGAATTTCCGTCTGTTGCACCATCTCCTAAATGAGGTTTATGAGAATAGGTTTCGCATATAGAAGAGATATACTGACCACTTGGTTCAGGGTCCCATAAATATTCTCCTACTGTGTCTTTTAGTCTTGAATCAGCTTGTTTACCATGTAACCTTACAAGCCCTGTACCTACAGTGCTATCATCAAAGCAAAATAGATTATCATGTAATCTATCAAAGTTTAAAGTTACTTCTCTGTAAGATAATCTAGAATTGTCTGCATCTATTGAGTTCCAATTAGTAGTATCTATTAAATAAATTTTATCATAATCATTTTTATTAGAAACCCAAAGCTTTCCATGTCCCATATAATAGTTCGGAGAAACTTCTCTTATACTAACATTATCAAGATATATAGTAGCATCAGTGCTATTAGCACTTATTATTTTTATTTTTTTATGATTTGTCGCATTATACACAAAATCAATATAATCATGTTTAGCTGCAGTATCTGCAGAATAAGTTTTTTTGTCACTTGATATGTTAGTTGCAGTATCATTACCTAAACCTACATCAAAACTTCCACTACTATGACTTGCTACTTGTACACTATAAGAAAGTCTATAAGTTACTCCAGCTTCCATTCCATTCTTAAAATAGTCTTCATCTAAAGCTGTTACGTTTTGCTCTCCTCCACCAGTATTAGACACTGCCTTTAAATAAGTATCTGTAAAAAAATCTCCCTCAGTTGCACCAGAACTAGCGCTCATTGATATAGAGTTCCATGAATCGCCTGAATTAAGCCAATTTGTAGTTCCTACAAAATCTCTATTTGCTTTACTAAAAATACATTCAATTCCAAATCCACCTCCAAAGCTCCCTTCTCCATCAGAACTTTTACATTCAGAGATTGTTCCTATTTGAAAATTATCTATATTTAATTCTTCAGATAAATCAATACCTTCTATAATATCTTGAACCATACTAACAGGATTTCCATTAGAATCATAATTAAGAACTTCATTTGCTTTTAATTGGTCTATTTTTTTAGAAGTAGTTTTCAATCTATATAAATAAGTATCATCATTTACATGACCATATACATAAGTAGGTTTTCCACTGTAAGCTCTTTCAGAATCGTGTACATTTGCTGTACTATCATCAGTTCCGTTACCATGAGTAGCTTCATCTACATCTCCCATTAAGTGACCTATATAGTTAAATCTTATTAAACCAGCTGTTGAATTATCTTGTAGAGAACTAATGTTTATAGCACCATCTGAAGGCACAAATGCTACCTGAAATAAATCTCCTGTATGAAGAGCTTCTCCATCACTACCTCCACTTTGATTATGGTGAGTAGAGTAATCTACATTTTCAGTTACAATAGCAGGAGCGGTATGGTCTTCTACATCACGTTTTACAGATTTACTCATATCGCCTACTGCAAATGATTTTACATCTTTTAAATAAGAAAAAGCAGCTGTACCGCTATGAGAATCTAAAGCTCCCCCTAAACTGTTAGAAGTAGCTTCTAAACCTTCTCCTAAATCTAATCTAAATATCATTCCTTTTTTAAAGCTACTATAATTACTAGGAGTTGTACCTGTTGAATTTTTTAAACATTGTATTGCCCACTGATTTACACTTCTTGTTTTTTTAGAGCTAACACTATTAGTAAATACGTCACTTCCATCTGCTTCTGAATAAATACTAGCAGAGCCTGCTATACCAAAATTACTACTATTTAATCCATAATGTAGTGTAGGTACTACAATGTTGTCTAAAGAAAGTTCTCCATATTGATTACCCATTTTTTCTACAGTACTAGGTAATAAGAAATCTTTTTTGTCAAATGTATTTTCAAGTTGGTTTCTATCTACTTCCCCTAACCATAAAGGGTTTGTAGAAGCTAAATTACCAGTTCCAATATATAAATTTTTATTTCTTTGTTCTGCAGATATATCATAAGTATCAGGCGAACTGGCTACTGAACCTAAATCAATTTCGCTAAAATTTTCTTTTCCTAAATTTTTTAATAAGACAGCTTTTGCATTATAAGATATACCAAATAAATTATACTCACCTACTTGATTTATAGGTTTTAAAAATTTATATGATAAAGGGTTAGAGTCAGAGTTTGATTCAGGTAACATTCCATTACCTTTTACAAATTTACCATCCCTTGTATTGTCCCAGCTTTTTGGAGTTGTTACATCTTCATAAATTTCTTTGTCTGGATAAAATGCTCTTGCAGTAGATATGCTTCCATTTGTGTAAACATTTGTAGAATAGTTAGTTCCATTTATATCAGTTAATTCTATTGGACTTTCTGGTATAGCTATATCACCAAGAAAGTTACTAGAAATTAAAATATATTCTCTTACATCATTAGCTGCAACAGTTTCCGTAAAAGCTATTGAAGTAAAATAATATGTTATTCCACTTGCTGACGCTAAATTCAAAGGAGTAGTTAAAGATTTTATTTGCCCAGAAATAAGGCTAGCTAAAGTTGCTAAATTAGTACTAGAATATACAATTGAAACTATTGTATAATTTTTTTCATCAGCATATCCCTGTAAATCGGTAGGAACAGCTCCGTCTGTAGAAACGTGTATTAAAAATATTTTATTATACGCATGCAAAAGAAAACATGTATTATGCCATTGAGTATGAGAAGGTTCTGTTAATCTTATTCTCCATCTAGCATATCTAGGCAACTCCCAACCATACTCATGATTTAATATATAATTGCCTTTTATACCTCTTAATGAACCTTGTTCAAATTCAGAGTCTACATCTAAAGAAAACGTAGCATAATCGCTATCAATATCTGATTCAGAAAAAGAACCTAAAAGACCTTTAGTAAACTTATTAACTTGCTTAGATTCTACTGGCATAATTTATGAAGACTCCGCTAAAAATAACTCCAAATCACACGTAGCTGTATCAGATTTAGCTGATATTTTAGATATATTAGATAAACCTGGTGAAAAAGCAGCTGTAATATTACTAGCTGTAGCTGTAGCATCTGTATCTAAAGTAACAGAAGTAGGAGCCCCATGAGTGTTAACAGAGTTTATTTTTGTACCAGTAGCTATACCACTTCCACTTACTTTTAGACCTGGTATAACTTTACTATTTGCATCAAGTGTCATTGTAGTATTACTATTAGTATCAACTGTATTATCAGTAAAAGTTAATTCTTGGCTACTACTTGACATAATCTCATTTAACCCAGTGCTAGTATCACTAGATATTATAAATGATTGACCAGCTTCTAATTTAAAAGCAGCTTCATGATTAACTCCGTTAGTAATTGTTAATACTGCATAATTAGTATCATCTAAATTTGTAATTCTTAAATACTTTACTTTATTTCCTAAAAAAGAACCAGCAGAACCAACACTTGCAACTGAAGAAATATTAATAATATCTGTATCAACTGATGTTGAAGTCCCTACAACTCTTCTAAAAACACTTGAAATTCCAGATAAAGCAAAACTATGAGTTTGACCTTCATCTTTACTATTTAGTGTAATAGATTCTTTTATGGTTACTTTTAATGTGGCTGTACCATAAGTTCTAGCCATCTTATTTATCCTCCTTTTTATAATTACATTTAAAATTTTTTGGTGTGTGCGCTACTAGTTCTAAAGATTTTATTCTTTTCTCTAATTCTTCTACTTTAGTATCTAACTCATTTTTTTCAAATACATAAGACATTATTTTATCTAATTTAAAATGTTTAACTAGTTGACTAGCGACAGTATTTATAAGCATTTTAGGTATTATCATATTACTTTCCAAAGTTTTTTAAATATTAAAATACATGCTATTATAAAGATAACACTAGCTATATCAATTAAATGATTACCACTATCACTTTCAATTGTTCCCATTGGAGTTTCTAACTTTACTTTTTTAGTGCTATTCATCGTTCATACCACCTTTTTCCATCATTCTTAAAAACTTGTCTTTTAAGCCATTACCGCTTAATCTAGCAATAATTTCTACTTGCGCTTTAAATATACCATTTAACTTTTTTTGTTCCATTTGCACCAACTTTTGCTGGTCAATAAGCTTAATAATAATACCTTCCAACCTCTTGAAGTCTTGGTCTAGTTCTGTCATTAGAGTTTGCTGTATGAACCGATTCTGTTTCCATATAAAAAATCCGAACGCCATTGCTACTGCTACGGGTATTCCAAATTGTTCCAAGATTGTAAGTATATCCATTACTTATTCCCATCTATTAACTCTCCCCATAATGAGGTTTTACCGTTAATTATTTGCACTACATGCACAGTAAATAAACCTCCTCTAAAGTAATCAACTACTGCAAAAGCATGTGCCCAGTTTATAGCTCTTCCGCCTAACCATTTATTTTTCTCAGGGCTCATATCTTTCAAGCATCCCATACTCCAAGCAGACTTAGGTCCGTCTATATGAGTTACAGATGCTTGTTGCAATCCATGATGATGTCCATACATTACGTTAGCACCTAATTGTAAGTGAGCTTTAGCGTGATGCATGCCTGATTTATGATGCCCGTGATAGTAATGTAACTTACCAATCTTTAACCATTTTTTAGGCTCTAAATCAGCAGGATAATATTTATATCCTCTTTCCTTTAAATTAGTTGCTTCATGAAATTTGTATTGTGGTAAATAAGGATGTTCTCCAACAAACATATTACACCACTCATCGTGATTTCCTCCACACAAATACTTTTCTTTACAATTTACTTTATCTAAAGATTCATCTATACTGTCAAGAAGCTCGTTAACACCTTTTACATCTTTGTCAACTCTAGGTATAATGTACTCTAATGGCGGCTTTTTCTTAGCTTTCCATTGCCAGTGAGATACACTTCCCCATTCACCTACATCGCCTAAATCTATATATATATCAGGCTTAATTATTTCTATTGCTTTTTTTACTACATTTATTGCTGCTTTATCTTCTAAAGGAGCATGTTTGTCTGGTGTGACAATTGCTCTTTTTAGTACACCTTTTTCTTTTGGCATATATCTCCTTAATTTAGTATCTTGTCTATTTCTCCCCAATCATTAGGGTTAGTCCAAGCGGAAGTCGCGTTTTCCAAAAGGGTTAAAGTTTCTTTTCTATTTAATTTCAAAAATCTGTCGCCACACTTCATGCATTGCCATATTAAACTTCTATCACATGTTCCAAGTATTTCTAAACCTGCTATACTAGATTTTGAACAAGTAGGGCATTTTTTAGGCCTTGTTTTATACTCTGTATTATCTATTACACCTATATTTTCAACAATGTCACCATTGTTTTTATCAGTTATATCGTTTAATAATACAAATAATTTTCTTATCATTACTTCATTATAGCTTCTTTAACAACTTCTTCAACAGAATCATAAATTGCTGTTATAATTTTTTCTTCTGTTTTTTCTGATATAATAGGTATATCTACATTTTCATTTAACTTTGTAATAATTTTATCTTTCATTTCATCGTTAAATATATAGTTTGCTACCATTAATTTTAAGTCCATTGTTTCTCCTATTGTTTAAATCCAAAAAACCAAGCTAAATATGAAATTATTAAACTAGCACATAAACTTGCTACTGTATTTAACTTTGCTATTGAACTTTCGTTTGCTCTTACTCTACCATTCTGTTCTTTTAACATAGATTTTATTTCTTTTATATCTTCTGATGTTGTTTCTTGAATTGTAGATATTTTTGTTAATTGTTTTATAATTCTTTCTTCCATTAAAAATCCTGTGGTCTAATAAATCCTGTTGAACCTTTTGTCCTTTCAAATTTCTTTATATCCTTTATACCTTGTTGAAATTCATTCTTAAAATAACCAATCATATCTGCATTAAATGATTTTGGATTTTGATAACCAAAAAATAAAGCTCCATATAATATAACTTCATGAAACTCTTTTGGTATATCTGCTAATGGACCAGAAAATTCTGAATTAATTGTTACACCGCTATCTTCAGAAAGTGCTGCTCCATGTTCAATGTTTTTAAATTCATTTGGTAAAGTTATTGCATAAACTCTTACATTGCTACTTCCAGTAATTGAACAAGTTTGATAATCACTTACTCTACCATCTCTTGTTATTGAGTTATTTACTTTTTCTACTATACCTAGTCTTAAACTATTTGAAGCATCTGTATCAGTATCTGTTTGAGTATCATTTGTAAAATTGTAATCTTGAGTTCTATATGGGTTTAAAGAGTATGAATCTAACATCCAAAATCTTTTATTTAAAGCATTTGCATTTGGAGCTGTTAAAGGTGTGTCAGCTGTATCGCTTGGATTTTTAAATTCATCATCTTCTATTAAAGGTTCTCCTATTAATTTAGGTATTCTTACGTCATTAAATTCTACCTTGTCTACTCTTAAAACTTTTGTATCTAAAGAGTACCATCTTGTACCAGCTACAGAACTAATTAAAAAAGTCTTTTTTACTATATTAGTATCTAAAGCTATCTTGTTTGCAGCTCTTTCTATGTATAATTCGCATTGTCTAGAAGAAAAATTTACATGATGTTCTTTTATTGATTCTATAAATTGTAATTTGTTCATTGTTTAATTACTCCTGGGTTACCATATGTAGCTACAACAAAATCAACTTCATCTTTTTTCTTTATTGATAAAAATGCTACTTGGTCTGATACTAATTTAGCAAGCTCTTGGTCTTCTTCACTATAAACAAAATCAGCCATATAAGATTGAGCTAAAGTTAAAACTAACTCTATATAAACAAGTTCTTGTGCTCCAGAAGGTATGCCTAAAAATAATTGATGCTCTTCTTCTGCTGTTAAAGAAGATATATTTTTTTCTGCTAAATTAAAAGTTAATCTTTCTTCAGTAGGGTCAAAACTTGGACTACTAATCCAGTATATAGTAGCTTTAGGTATTCTAGTACCTCCGCTAGCATCATGTATATCCAAAGGAAGTATTGATATTTTACTATCTTTTGTAATAAAAAATTTAGGGTCCCATCTATCATTTTCGTAGTACATACTATTTTTATTTACTGCACAAGTTTCTCCCTTTAATGTAGAGATTTTATAACATTCATAAAATTCATCATCGTGGTCTAAGCCCATAGAATTTTTTCTTTGAACAGATAATATTCTTCTTTTGTCAGCATAACCTTCTTGATTAAATTGACATAAACCATCAGTTACCCCACCATACACAGTACTAAATAAAGAAGAAGATATTCCAGATTTAAATAAGGACTCTAAAACATTGTCATCACTTATTAAATTTACAACAACTTTATATGCATTTAAATAGGCATTATTTATTACATCATCTCCAAGTAAAGAAACTACATCTTCACTTAAAAGAGATTTTATTTTATTTATAGGCGCTATCATTTTTTATTTTTTACCTTATTAATTAATTTTCTTCTATTGTCTGGTTTGACTTTAGAATTGTAAGGCTCTCCTATACTACTACTATATACTATTTTTTTTTCTTTTTCCATTTATTCCTAATAGGGTCCCTTTCGAGACCCTATAGTTTATTTTATTAAGATGGGTCAGCTCCTATACCACCAATTGTAACTGGATTACTAACAGTATCGTTCTTTTTAGCTTGTTTGTCAAGTGGTAATTTAGCAAATGCAGCATTAACTGCAGCTACACCTGCTGTAACAAGACCTGCAGCAACTCCATCAGAGCCTGCATCTGTTACTACCATTTTAACTCTCAACCTAGAAACACCATTTTCCATCAAATCTTCATCACTAGAAGCTGATGGAACCATAGTATCTACAGCATAATCTTGAGCAGCACTTCCAATATCAGTCCAAGTACCTGCATCTAAATCAGCTGCAGTACCAGGGACTACTTCTTTACCACTATTAAAATTATTACCATTTGACTGTTTGTAGTATTGCCAACACGTTGTTATTTGAGCGTTACCAGTATCACCAACATCTAAAACAGTACCTGCTGGAATTGTTCCAATACATAGCTCAGAACTGTAATAAGTATCTGTTGCATCTGCTGAACTTTCACCAGGGTCTGTCATTATAGTATTGGCTGTGTATTGAATACTTTTGTCATCAACTGCTTTTGCCCAATTAACATCTAAATCGCCTATGGGATGGGACCCCGAAGGGTCCCCACCAATGCCACCTATAGTAAGATTACTTTGGTCCATAATCTACCTCCTTAAGAAAACTTAAGAACAGCGTGAGTTTCAGGAAGACTAATTTCAAGACCAGCCTCTGTAAGAACTAAATCTCTTCTTCCATCTTCATCGTTATTCTGTATGTTTGTCTCAATAAAAGTATCTCTGCTCATACCGTTACCAACAAGTGGTCGATAAGCAACGTTTGCTAAATCAACAACACAAGCATAGTCTTCCCATGGTCCTCTTAATAGAGGCTCAGCAACAAAGTGTAAGTTACCAAAAATAGTATTTACTTTTGTTACTTGATGGCCAAACTGACCTTGAATGTTTTGAACATCCATTCTATATTGAGAAGAACCAACTGTATTATTTAAGAAAGAACCACTACCCATTTTATTTAGATATGTGATTACTTTTCTTGAAGCTAACACAAGTTTGTTTCCAGAGTTTCCACTTTCAGGAGCAAAGAAATCTTCCATTGCATCTAAGAAAGCGTCATATCCAGAAGAAGCGTATGTCATGTTATATGATTTACCATTTACTTCTGTATAAGGCACAATACCGTGTGTGAATCTAGCGTTTCCAGCTGTTTCTGATGTTGCTCCAGTATCACCTACTGTTCCAGCACCAGCTACACCTCTACCAAATAACATAGCATTTTCAATGTCCATTTTATGTTCCATTAACTTTTCAGTCCATACTCTTTGGAACTCATTTTTAACACCACGATATTCAGTAGCTCTAGATGTGTTAGAGAAAAGGTTCATTGCAGTTTTAAAAATCTGACAATATCCTTCTCTATCAAATAAAGCATCTTCCCAACCTAGAGGAGCTGTAGTTCCCTCACCCCAAGCTGTTCCAATAACCTGACCTTTAGCACCAACAGCTATATCTTCTGTACCTGTCATATCTTTACCTACAACAAAAACATCTTCACCAGCTATTGTAGTTCTATCAGCACCGTGAACAATTTCTCCAGGTGTACTAGCTGAGTTTCCGATTACTGCTGAGTTAGAAATTCTAACTACCACAACACCTTCAGTTGTTTTTATAGCTAAAGTTTGACCAGGAAGAATCCATTTACATGGTTGGTCTGCTGTTACTACTCCTTTATCATTATAACCACATTTAATAACTAAATCGTTACCAGCACCAAAAGCGACACCAGCACCTTTATTTAAGTTATCTCTGTTTGTTATAATTTCAAAATTTCTTCTTTGCCATTGATGACGTTGCTCTAAAAATTTGAACACTGGGTCATTAGTTGGCTTTTTTGCTACTTTTGATAAGTAAACAAAAAATGGAGATTGTTGCGGAGCAAGCTCTGCAACTCGAGTACCAAAATCAAAGACACGTCTATTATTGTCTATGCTTATACCTTGGACACCCGCTCCAAAAGAAGGACTATATTTACTTTGACTTACTTCTGCCATTTTAAATACCTATCTTTCTATTTTATTCTATAAGCCGCGTAGCCTATAGAGAGTTAATTACCAAGGGTTATTTTTTTTATAACCACTTATTATCGAGTCCATAATTTGTTCTTCTTGAGAAACATTTTGTTCATTCGATTGAGCTGGTAACACTCCCATCGGTGATGGAACCTGTTGAGCTCTAGCTTGTTGATTAAACGTATCGCTAGGACCAGCAGGCTGTGTTGTTTGCCCTGAACCTTTTTGCATTCTATATAGTTGAACTAAATTATCCATAGTTAGACTTTCTGGGCTTGACATAGTTTGAACAAATTCAGTAGCTTCTTCATTTGATAAACCATACTCTCCTTGAACTCTGTTATACACTTCGTTCATTTGAGCTCTCTGCTGTTGATAAGCTTGTTGATTTGCAATAGCTGTTTTTCGTCTATCTTCTTGCTTTTGCATCTGCTCGTTTATCAAGGCAGCTTGGTAATCACTTTTTAAAGAATTATACTGAATTATGTTGTCTCTCCATTCATCTAACTCATTTAAGTATTGAGCACTTTTGCTTCCTGGGTCTTCTAAAGCTTCCGCTCTATTAAATCCATGAGGCGTTGTTGGCTTTTCAGGAGGTGGAGGAAATTCTTCAGCTTTTTCTTCTTGCACAGGAGCTTGATTTGCTTGCTGTGTTTGAGATATTTGCTGTACTTGTGCTCTTAATTGGGCATTCTCATTTTTAGCTTTATCAGCTTCAGATTGCCAATACTGAAATCTACGCTCATCATTTTTATCTTGAGCTACCTCAGTATTTATTTGAGCTTCTTCTCCAGCAGGAGTACCCTCAGTAGGGGTCCCGACTACTTCTTGTTGCGCTTGTTGCTCTTCACTTGTGAAAAACGCTTCTTCTACCGATAATGTCTCAGAGCCCTGATTTGCAGGGGTGTCTGGATTTTGGTTGTTTTCATTTGCGTCCATTTTTCATTCCTATTTTTTGGCTGTCGTTTTGCTACTAACGAGTGAGCCTTCTTTTTTGCTAGCATCAGAAATCTGACGCTTAACAGTAGCTAAATTATCATCCAATCTTTTTTCGAACAAGGTTCCAGCAGCTTTTGCTTTATTAGATGTTTTATCTAAATCTCCTTTAAACTTCTCAACTTCTACTTTCTTACGTAAGTTAACTGCTTCTCTATCTCTAGTTTGTAAGTCTCCTTTTAGTTGTTTAATCTGCTCTTGCTGTTGTTCAACTGTAGATTGTAATTTTTGTATTTCATCAGTACGTTGCATAACACCTTCAATGTCAAATATTTCTGTCTTCTTAAGAACTTCTTGTCTATCGACTAAACCTTTTTGATAGGCATCCATATAAAACTCAAGTTCTGCATATCTGTTTGTAGGTAATGTGCTACCACTTACTATTATAACATCATAAGAACCTACAGTTATATCATTAAATACTTTAAGTTCTTCAGTTTTATCGTCGTATAAACGTTTATTTATAACGTACTCACTCATAGAATTGTTTGGATTAACAAGTCTAAATGTTTTTTCTGTATTATATAATTGTTGCATCATAGGTATAGCAACTTGCCCAACTCTTACTAATGCTTGTTCTATATCTGTTAATTTAGATTTAATTTTTCGTTGACCAAATTCATCTAAAGATATAGTCGCTTTATAAGTTTGTGGAGCAGCTTGTGAATTACCCATCATCATTTCATATAAACCTAATTGATGGTCTATATCGTTCTTAGCTGTAGTTTCATTTTGATAAAGTTCATTTGGTAATGGACTTGGTTGAACTGTGACTGGTGCACCATCTGTTGGGTCATATGGTATTGCAACACCAGGTTGTGCCCATTTTTCTTCAAAATCTTTCATATCTACACTACCTTCAGGAACTAATATTTTTGTATTAGTACTTGTAGTAGCATGCGCTATTATTAAAGAACGTGTTTTATTTATATATTCTTGTAAACCTTTTACCATTCTTACATCAGAAGTAGGATAAGGTGTTCGTGTATGTAAATTACAAACTGGAACAACTGGATAGTGTTCAATAGGTAAAATTCTTGAATAAAGTAATGTTTCGCCTATAACAATACATTGTTTTATTCTAGTAACTTTTATTTTAACTATTTCAATAAGCTTTTGTAACATTAAACCTTGATAGTCAGTTTGCTCTACTTGAGGCTGTTGTAACTCAGGTTCTGGCACTTTAGCTTCTGGTCCATAACCTTGTTGCTGCATTTCTTCTTGCATTCTTAGTTTTTCTTGTTCGTAATTTATTTGATATTGTTGCATTAATTGACCTATAATAGCTTCTGCTTGTTCAGCATCTGTTATAACTTGTCCTTCTATAATCCAAGCTGGTCTTGCTATATATTCTTTAAATTCTTCTTCATCAAATAATTCTTCTTTACCGCTAAAAGATTCATAAGTTCTTATTTTTTGAACTTCTATTTTAGTATATCTTTCATAACCTCTAACATATTCACTTTGTTCGTGTAGTAAACCTATATCTTCTGGAAAAAATATTCTACTATCATTATTTCTAGCTGTTTCTGGTGCATTAAAATCTTGTTCTCCATTTGCTTCATCTATTTGCTTAGAGTAATCAGGGTACATTTTTTTAGCTTGTTCCCTACTAAAAAGTCTAGATATTATAATATTTTCAGCATCATCAAAAAACCTACTTCTACTATTAGGGTCCACATAAACATCTAATGGGTCTACATCATGCATACACACTTCACCTTTACCCATATCTTTTTTAGGGTCTTGATAAACGTTTATATATCCAATACCCATAACATAGTAATCATCTATAACTTGTCTTATAATAGTCCTACCATCAGATATGTCATACATATATGATAGTAAAGCACTCATAACGTTAGCTATTTTTCTATCACTATCTTCACGTGGTGCGCATCTAAAAGAAGGTCTATTAGCAGTAAGCATAGCTTTTGCTGTCTCAACTGCTGGATGAATACGATTAACAACAATAGGAGCTTGTCCTCTTGCTTCTAAAACGTCAGACTGCTCTTTAGTCCATTGTCTCCCTAATCTAAATTCTTTATCTTCTTTTGCTTGCTCTGCCCAAGAGTCACGTTTTTTACTATAGTCTTTATATAGTTTTATTGTATCAGTAACTATTTTAGGGGTTTTGTTTGCGTCCATTAATTACCTATTTTTTATCAACTTAATATACAATTATAATGTCATCCAATCAAGCTTTTTTTTGTGTTTTCGCATATGATTGTCATTTTCTTCAAATGATTTCTTTCTAGATGGTCTTGATTTATCAAGAGCTGTCCATATAGCATCCATAACATCATCATGCTTTCCTCTTGGATAACTTAAAAATTCTTGTTGTGCTATATTATCTTGTGGTCTAAAATAAAATGTACCTTTAGCAAATAAAGGAACAAGAGATAAAAGTCTTTCGCTTTTTCTATTTCTTGGCTTTACACCTTTTTCTAGTCCAGGTATATATATATTTTCTTTTAACATTAATTCTCTAACTGCAGTTCTAAGTGCTTCTTGATAACCTACAGTCTCTATTTTCATACGTCTAGGTCTGTACTTTTTGTAGATTTCAATAAGCTTCCCAGGCTGTTCTGCAGGAGATATTCTATCCCTATATATATCAATGATATACTTATTATTATCATAGTCAATGCCAATTGTAGAAACCACAAAATAATCAGCGGTGGAAGAAAGGCTGCTAGCAGGGTCAACTCCACAATAGATTTCAACTGGTTTAACTTCTTCTTCATCTCCTTTTGTCCTAACTAGGCAGTTTTGCCCATCTATTCTTTTGTAGTCATAATGATGAAGCTTTATCCATTCTGGTTTAAATGGAGCCATATCAGGAGACTGTGCAATATTCATGTACTCTTGGTAAAAACCATTCAAGTTTCCTACAGATTGAAATTCTTTTTTAATCTCCATTATCCTAGACTTAGGAAATCTTTCAGGCCATATACTTTTTTCATCTTCATCCCATATAGAGTACCATAAAGTATGCCAAGCATCTGACTCTTTAGCCCAATATAAAAAACAATCTTCAGATATTACAGTGCCTATCATAGCTATTTTACCCTCATCTGATAATGATGGTATAACAGCTTCTGTAACCCATTTTCTATTTTTAGCTCTAGCTTCTGGTGTAAATGCATTAAGCTCAGACTCAAAGTCATCCACTATAATAAGATTAGGCCTTGTATCACCTTCAATAAATCCTCTAACTCTTTGCCCTGTACCAACAGCTATAATCCTTGCGCCATTAGCAAGAACTACATCATTATTAGTCCAACGTCTTGCTGTACTAGGACCGAGGTCTCCAAAAATATCTCTAAATTTATCTGAATGTGTTAAATGATATTTAATACGTGACAAAAAGTTTATAGACTGAGTTTGTGACTCAGATATTATAACCATAAATAAATCTTCATTAGTAGCTTTAAAAGCTAATTTCCATAAAGGAAAGATGAGGGTGGTAACTGTAGATTTGGCTGTGCCACGAGGTGCTGCAATTAACACCCTCCTTTTGTCGTCGTTAGCGAGGGCAGAGTACACATCATTATGAAATGGCGGTGTACTCTTTCTCAATGCTGTAGGGAAGCAGTGCCTTCCGAACAGTGCCATATTATTACGAAGCTTTTTTAAAGCCTGCATTTGGCTATATTGTTCTTCGTAATCCACTATTTTTTCTTCTTTTTAGGTGGTCTACCTTTTTTCTTTCCGTATGTACCTTTTCCTTTTGGCATTACTCCTCCTTTGTTACAGTTTTAGTTGCTATAAGCTTATCTTCTTCTTCTCTTAATTCATCAATAAGTTTAGTATTACTAATAGCTTCTAATTTTTCAGTTGTTTTAACAAGTTGTTTTTCTTTCATACCATGCATACCTTGTAAATTCTCTACAGCACGCATAAGATTAGTAACATCTTTTTTATCTTCAGCCATAGATATAACTTTTGCTAAAAGCTCTAAAGTGTATGTTTTATCTAGACCGTGGTCAGTTAATAAATCTGCTAATTCTTCTTTTACCATCTTACTAAAAACCTCCGTTTTCATTCTTCGTTTCCACTTCTTAAAATCAGAAGGAGTGTAACTACCAAGTACCATATCAAGGGCTAAATTATAATCCCATGTAACAGAATAAGCTTTAGCAAGATTTTTCATCATATCTTGTTTAGATACAACTTCTAGCATAGGTTTGCCAGTCATCGTTGTATTTGTTTTTCTGCCTGATACTTTTAATTTTTTAGAAGCATACTTAGGATTAAAAAAAGTGTAACCCCATGGGAACCTGAGATATACATTATCTTTGTCATGATTAGAAGGATACTCCTTGCGATTAATGCATTTAGCAACGTAGTCATCATCAGATATAGCATATCCCCCAGGTTGAACCATTTTCCAGTGTACAAACTTAATTCCTTCTTTTTCAGCTTCTTTTTTTCTATATATAGTATATGCAGTGAGACCTTTATCTTTGTGGTCTATATTTATTGTATACATTATATTAATTCAAAATGTGGAAAATCATCAAAATTATTATCATCTACTTCAAAATTCATATTCCAATCTCCGCCCCATCTTAAGTTTATCTCCATAGACTTAGCAATGCCAATAACAAAACCAGCAAACAAATGAAAACGTTCTCTATCATCCCAATCAATAGGATAAGGCACCACGTCAACAGCCCTACTTGGATTAGAGTTATGACGACCATGGGGGAATTTAAGTTTAGTTTTACCTTCTTCAAATAATTTATTTTGTCTTTCAGCACTTCTATGCCCTTCTATTACACTACAATCTACATGTTTAATTACTTCATTTAATACTTTTTTTAAATCTGGATGTATATTAGTCATCTCTCTTCTTGAACGTGGTCCAAATTTATACATTACTATTCTCCTTCTGTTGTATCTCTAAAAGATAAATAATCACCTACACCTCCTGGTAAGTGGTCATATATAGGGTAACCAAAATAATCTACTATATCAGCTGCAGCCATGCCCCAACCTGCATAAGGGACCATATAACCAAGCCCTTTTGTAGTCATTTTAGTTGCTGCTTTTGTTAGTAAACTTTTTGCTAAAGGATATTTCATATAACTTGAGTGACTTTGTATAGTCTCATCAAGAGGCTTAACATTGCTGCCTTCTGGAGAAATATCTTCAAGTACAGGGGTTTCTGATATTATATTTATATCGTTATTTAAAAGTTCAGTATTAGTAGAATTATCTAAATCTAAATTATCTACATTTTCATTAGATATTTGTATATCATCATCAACTAAAAATTCATTTAAATCAAAATCTAAATTATCATCTCTATTCATACGACCAGAAAGTGCACTAGGAGTATTTTGTTTTAGATATTCATTTAATAAAGTATTTGTATTTAAAATAGAAGTTTGCAGTTTTACTCTCCTTTAAATGTTGCACTATTTACTAATATTTGCGCTTCTGTTTTAGTTAATATACTAAAGTTAGGATAATCTAGCCCATAACCTAGCTCCATAAGCTCTGTAAGTATACCGTCTTTCATAGACCATTCACCTTTAATAATAACATAAGACTTATCGTGTGAATATCTAGGCGGGCCTACTTTGCCACTCATTATAATATCAGTCCATGTGGGTGCTGACTTATAAGTTACTTCTTCAGTTTCTTCATTAACTGATTCTACTATAGGGTATAACCCTTTTATTTTGTCACCAACAGCACTATTAAATGCACTGCTAGGTATACAAAAATACATTTCATAATGTGCCATTATCTGTGACTCCTTTTACCTGTGTTATAATTTCTTAATACTTCTTCATCTGTCAATGTATCTGAATAAAAACATAAATCATCTAATTCTCCTGGAAAATCTTGATAACTTGCTTCTGTAATAGTTCCAGTAGTTCCTATATCAGAACCTATTATCATAGGAACATTTGCGTTTTGCATAGAACGAGCTGTAGTCATTGCTGAATTAGCCCCTTCTCTTCCTTCTGCAGCAACCTGTATTCCATTAATATAAACAAAATAAGGTGTAAAATTATGGTCTTCAGCATTTGTGTTATCTGCATTACCACTTCCTGTAGTTCTATCATGGTCAAATGTAAAAGTAACGTGATACCATTTATTTGGGTCAAATGCTTCTCCAATTCCATTGCTAGGTGCAGTTGGAGGGTTTACTATAGAACCGTTTAAACTGTCTAAATCGTAATCACAATAAACTGATTCATTACCTGCAGAAGTGCCATAGTATGTATACATATATAATATATTATTATGATTTAAACTTGCTCTAAAGGCTCTACTAGAATTAGATATTGTAGTGTCAAATAAAGAAAAACTATTACCAGAAGTTAAAAAATCACTTGGCTTTATACCTATTTTCATCCAAAAAGATATGCTATAATTTGTTACAGCACTTCCTGTGTAAAGTGGATGAGTTTCTACTTTACTATAAGCACCTCTATCAATATCTCCATCTATTATAGTGTTGTTATTAAAACTATTAGTAGTTTTTTGTCTATTCATCAAGAACCCTTGTGAATCTCTTGAACTGTCTACACCTGCTGTAATAAGCATTGTTTCTGTAACATTAGCATGACAGTTACCATCATTACTTCCTTTTAAATCTTTCCATTCAGATAAACCATTATTTCTCCAATATCCAGTTAATCCAGCGCTACCACTAGCTTCTAAAGCAGATTTACATTTGCCATTGTTATATAAATCTAAAACATTAGCTTCGGTCAACACAGATGTATGATAAGCTATTTCTGTAATACTTCCTTTAGTAAAATGATTTCCGCTATAACCTTCCATAAATGTTTGTAATCTAAATTCTGTATCGCTCATATCAGAATTTGCTGTAAATTGTTGTCCATTTATATAAGCTTGCATTGATGTATTACCTGTTGCTGTAACTACAATATGGTTCCACTTACCAAGGGGTATAATATAATCAGCAAGTAAATGGTAAGAGCTGCCAGAATCTCTAAAATGAAGTTTGCGAGTTCCAGAACTTTTTGTCAAAATATTTCGTGTTCCATCAACTCCTAATGGCCATGAAAAATTATAATCATTTTCTTCTTCATAAAGCCAAAAAGACACACTCCAATTACCAGAATAACCACTTCCAATTGTACTATCTAATGTAACATGGTAATTATCTTGTCCAGGAAAGTATGCCAATTGATTATAAGACTGCAACGCTGTTTGAGGTATATCTAGTTGTTGGTCTGCATCTGTCCATCCTGATGCTACACCTACTTCTTTTAAAGAAATATCATCAATATAAAAAAACTCAGTATTAGGTATATCAACACTACTACTTACTTTATATCCTATAATTTGAATATCTGTAATATCATCAGGTATAGTAAATGTTCCTGATAATTTTTGCCAACTTCCTAAAGTAGTAGTAGAACCAATTTCAACACTAGTACCATCATTTGACCTATACTTTAATTGTAATCTATTTATTTCGCCACCAGTATTACCATAAACATAACATTCCATATAATATGTTCTACCATATATAAGACTCATTTCATCTCCGCCTATCCATCTCACTCCAGGCCAAGCAGTGTCTCCATCGCATAATACTTTAATAGACTTAGTTCCAGTACTAGTATTATTTTGAGCAGTGCTATCGTCTACTGTTGAACTTAAAGCTGCTAATGCTACGCCATTTATAGTAATAGTAGTAGGGTCAGTAACTTCAGAATCTCCGTTAGCAACCATTTCATCACTATAAAATACAGTTGTTGCGTTATTTTTAGCGTTTATTGGGTAAACTTCAACATTATCTACTGTTGCAATCATGTCTGAATTTCCAGTAAAGTACCAATAGCTACCATCTGCTATAAAAGTAAAATCAGCACTCCCTGATGTTCCAGAACTAATATTTAAATGAGAGGCACCAGTTTTAAATTGTAATGTAGAAGTGCTTCTTGTCCAATCAAATTTCGCTCTATAAGTTTGTCCGCTTACAGTTGTATTACTTGCTCCATCTTGATTATTTTTAGCAGCAGCCCAATCTGTCTGTGTTCCATCCCACCTTAATTTACCATCAGATATAGATATACCTCCAGAAGAACCCTTATGCCAATGAGTATCTGTGTCAAATGTTCCATTTGTTACTATGTTATCACCAAGACCTGTATTAGAAGCATCAAGTACATAAGACTGATTACCCCTATGACCTTCATTCATTGGGTACCATAGTTTAAGATTAGAGTTAGTTAGCGATGTACCACCTCTATTTAATGCTAATTGTTCTGGATTAAGATAATCATATTCTACATCATCAGCTGTCCATGCTCCTTGCCAAGCCTGAAAATCAGACATTTTACCAGCAAAAGCATTTGTAAATACAGAACTTTGAAGCCCTGCTCCTATAAGACTTATATTTAAATCAGCATTATTATTTGCATCAGACGATGTAAGAGTCCCACTACCATCTGCAACACCATTTAAATAAAAATTAACAGTATCTGAGCCATTATAAACAAAAACTGCTCTATACCAAGTTTTTACTTTTAATATAGTATTTCCAGTTCTACTAACACCACCACCTATATCATAAAAGCCTAATTTTTCAGTACTACTTAATCTAAGGTAATTAGAAGTAGAAACATCTACTGAATTATCATAACCACTAATCATTTGATTTGAAGAACCTGCTGCATCATAATTAAGCCAAACCGCTACAGTCCATGCTCTATTAGCAGCTGTTGTTTCTGCGCTATAATCTATAAAAGTTTTACCTGCTGCAGCACCAGTTACACTTAAATAATCAGTAACACCATCAAACTCTAATGCTCTACCTGAATATATTTGTGCGTGATTGTTGTTACTAGAAGTATCTAATCCTCTAGCTCTTGTTGGTTTTACTATTGTTTGTATTGTAACTGCCATTACAATGTCCCATTATTTGAACCATGCGAATCATTAGCATCTTCACTAAGATTCCACCAATGTAGCAAGTTTGTTTTTTCGCTGTCTGTTAATCCAGCATAATTTTTGTTCATTATAGATTTAATTTGTGGTTGTGTTAACGCTGTACCATTCCATATGCCCATATTGCATATATAACCATTAAAAAAGTTTCCATCATTACCACCACCAATTCTGTTAAATTCTACATCCCAATTAAAAGTATCATTTACAGCCACAGATATTTCAGCTCCGTTTTGATACATTTTTCCTCCAGCACTACCGTCAGTAGTTATTGCAAAATGATTCCATTCATTTGCTACTATAGATGTGGTTCCTGTAAGATTATCACCATCAGTATTACCTTCAAACATCATTCTATCTCCACCTGCATCATCAAAAATAATAAATTTATGATTATTAACACTACTATGACCTAAAGCAATATCCCAAGTAGTTATATTGTTTCTTCTAGCCCAAAACACAAATGAACAAGGAGTGTCGTGTGGACTAAGGGTTATAGTAGAAGATAGACTTATATAACTTGAATCATCAAACGATGCAGCACCATCACTTACAGGTATTACACTGCCTGCATTGTATTGATGTTTTAGTACGAGGTTATCTGTTACTATACCAGGTGTTATTAGACCAGAACTGGTCGATTTATTGCCTAATCCTAAACTAGGCATAGATTAACCTAAATAAGCTATTACTTTGCCAGAAGCTAGTATGATTTGGTTCCATCTACCATAAATAGTCATACCAGCAGGAAATGTTACAGAATCAACTACTTCACTATCACTATCTATTGCAGTTGCTGCAGTCTGTGTATTTGGCCATTTTGTATCATCTTCAGATTTTAAGCCATTTGTACTATTAAAAACCGCATCTTCAATAATTTGTATAGCTACAAAAACCTTGCCATCTGTAGGAGTTAATGTTCCTGCATCGCCAATATATGCAGAACCTGACTGGCCTAACTCAGCTCCAGGCCCTATTGGCCCTTGAGAAGTCTGTGTCTGAGTTGTTCCTGCATGTTTTACTACTAAATCACTCATATTGTCCCCAATTGTTGAAATTTTATAAAATTTATCAATTTAATATACTAAAGTCACTGTAATAATCCAAGCGTTTATTTAAGATAGGTCACTTTGACTGGATATGTGGTTAGCCTATAGGTTAGATTGAGTGACTTAGTTAGTGACTCACAGAGGCTGTTAAACTTAAGCTTGAGACATGGTAAAAGTCAAGAAAATTTTAAAAAATTTTTGTCTTTTACGTAAGTTTTTTTGGTTTCTCGACGATAAATACATACAAAAAGGGTTGATTTTCAAAAAAATAGCACGAGAATGTGTGTGGGAGAGATATAGTGCACCGTACCCGTTGAAAATCACGGGGTAGGGTGCCTCGACTCGTTGAAAGTCCACTGTGCTGTCTACTTATAGCGTGGACTTTAAACTCGTGTGTCTGAGGCACCATCTATCTTCCGTGATTTGTTTATCCTAAAGGGATAAACTACACCAACGGGTACTGTGCCCCCCGCGAGTCTTGCGACTCGGCACTAACAATTAAGTTAGTGTC